TCGTTATATAAGCCACCCATACGCTAGTCAGAATCAACTAGCCCATCACCTTAGAATATCTACAAAGCGATTCGAAACAGACCTACACAATGCTAAAAAGCGACTCCAAGACCAACTCGACAAGAAAACCAAATCTAAGGACTATGCGGATATGCTCAAGGTGTCAGGAGAGAAAGACAACCGAGAATGGGATTTTCGAAATCTACAACAATGGGATTAATGAACGATTTATTTGTTTTCATTGTAGAAAGCCTAAAAATGTTTTATAATTTGCTTGGGTCATTGCACCCAGAATTTAGTGATTCTTCTTTATAGCCCTAGCAATAGGGCTTTTTTTTGGGTGCGATATGAAAGAAAAAGGTATGTCAATAATGATCGGTCTGTTAGGCAAAGAGCCTAAGATGGCTGAGAAGTCCGAGGGCGGTCTATTAGAGTCCGATACCGAGTCTTGCCCACTCTCGACAGTTGATGCCGATATTAACAAAGGCAACAAGAAAAAGGCTATCTTGACCGCCAACTATGGTGCGCGTAAGGATGGCGAAGGTAAATGTAAAGCCTGCGAATACTATATGCAAGGCGAAGAAATGACCAAGTGCGGAGTTGGTAAAGGCATGGGTCATTGTGCTATATTCGACTTTGTATGTGCCGATGAGAATGGCTGTCAGGCTTGGGAAGCTGTCGGTGAGGAAGAAGAATACGAGGAGGAAGAATGAAACAGGGTCTCTACAGTAATATCGCAGCAAAGAGAAAACGGATAAAAGAAGGATCAGGCGAGAAGATGAATAAGCCTGGTAGCAAAGCAGCACCTTCCGCAGCAGACTTTAAACAAGCAGCTAAAACTGCTAAACCTTACAAAAAGAAATCTTGAGATTAGGGATAATAATCCCATATAGAGACAGAGAGGCGCATCTAACCAAGATGCTCCCTCATACAGTCTCATTTTTTCGTAGAAATACCGACATAGAACCATTGTTTGTTCTAGCCGAACAAGACGATGATCTACCTTTCAACAAAGGCGCAATACTCAATCATGCTTACGCAGCTTGTGCAGGCATGATCGATTATGTGTGTTTTAACGATGTAGACTATATGCCAATGTGGGCAGACTACAGCGAACCTAGCCTACCAAGCAGAATAGTCTGGTATGGACTGGATAAACGACCAGTAGGACATGGTACAGACAGAGCAGTAATCGCGCAACGCTACGGATTAGCAGCAGTTGCAGTCATGCGTAAGTGGCATTTTGAAGCCTGTAACGGATACTCCAATACTTATTGGGGATGGGGCTACGAGGACACAGACCTTGCTAAAAGGCTCGAATCAGTCGGGATACCCCTAGGGTACAAAGATGGTACTTTTATCGCCCTAGATCACGATTCTAACGGCTACGATGCCAACGGAGAGTCCGAGGCAAGCAAGGCAAACGCAGAACGATTTAAGCATAGGGTTTACCCTGATATGGTAGATGGACTTAGTACACTAGGTGCTACAGTTGTTTCTATAGAACAACATATCGCAAGAGGCATGGCAGATGGAGAAGAAGCACCTTTGTTATGGTGCAAATATAACCTAGAGGATCTCTATGAACAAGGCACAAAAGAAAATCGGTAAAGTAATGGGCGAGTACAAAGAAGGAAAGCTACATTCTGGCAAGGGCGGTAAAGTTGTTAAGAATCCCAAGCAAGCCATCGCTATTGCTATGTCAGAAGCCGGTAAGTCTATGCGAGTCAAGAAGTGAAAATCCGAGAGGCTGCTGGAGTATTAGAAAGAATCGGTGTAGCGGGATTTAATAAACCCAAAAGAACACCAAACCACCCTACTAAAAGCCATGTAGTCGTAGCAAAAGAAGGCGATAAGGTAAAGACCATCCGTTTTGGTCAGCAAGGAATGACAGGTAGCCCACCAAGAGAAGGTGAGTCGCAAGCAGACAAGGCAAGAAGAAAGTCATTTAAGGCAAGACACGCTAAGAACATAGCCAAGGGCAAAATGAGTGCAGCGTTTTGGGCTGACAAAGTTAAGTGGTAATAAATAAAGGATAGATATGGCAAGCCTGTTAGACCTGGAACTAGGAACACAGTTTGTTCCCACAGAAAGGTCTGTAAATCCCTTGTTGGATTTAGGCAGGTCTGTAGCAAGAGGTGTTCCACAAGCAGTTACTGGATTTGTAGATTTAGCAGCATTGCCATTTACTTTATCTGGTTTACTAGATCCTAATAATGTAGTAGGATCTACAGATTACCTTACTGCTAGAGGGTTTTTGCCACAACCATCTCAGAATCTGCTTGGTCAGACTACTGAGTTGTTATCGTCTGCCGTTACTCCTGCTGGAGTCGCAAAGACTTTTACAACATTGGCAAAACCTCCAGTATTAACAAAATTTGGACAATCTGTAGAAGCACCAACAGGAATATTAAATGAAAAGCCAGCCTTCACAACCAAAGAATCAGGTGGAATCCTCGAAGTCGAGCCTACAGGATCTCAGGGAATCTCACAGCAAACTTTTGGAACAGTTCCGGCAGAAGGGATATATCCTGGAACAGCTATCTCCACTAGAGGAGTCGGACAGTCTGTATATGGCATTGACGAACAAGAGGCGAACAGGCAAGTTCAATCTCTCTTAACAAATCCAGAGACAAACAGAGCTTTTCAATTAGCATCAACAATAACCCAGACACAAGGTAGGGCATACAATCCTTTAATTGATATTCCTGCAAGTAGCCTAGCAAAACAGTCTGGTATTGGTAGAACATATCAAATTGCAGCAGAAATGCCTCAGAATTATCCTAAAGATCAAGTATTTCAGAGTTATCTTGCTGATCCAGAATATGCGCCTATTATTAAACAATTAGGCATTAACAATTATGATGACCTTGTAGAAGCATCATATAAGCAGTTAGAAAAAGAAACACAAGAGCAATTCAAGTCTTTGCCTGTCAAGATGTCATTCCATGAAGGGAATCTAAATTACAATGATTCTCAAGAAATGTTAAGAGACATCATTGGACACAACCATCTCACAGTATTTAGAGGTGGTGATAAGCATGAATTTTTAAATAAAGTAGACAAAACTACAGGACTAAATAGCAACGAGCAGTTTAGGGCTGTACACGATTATTTTGGTCATGCAGTACGAGGTAATCCATTCGGAGCTAAAGGCGAAGAAATAGCCTGGGCATCCCATGAGCAGATGTATAGTCCATTGGCAAAAATTGCCATGACATCTGAAACAAGAGGTCAAAACTCCTTTGTAAACTATACCCCTGTTAATGCAGAGCTTTATTCTCAGATGGAGGATTTAAGAAAGCTGCAACAGGAAGCAAAAGCAAGAGGCGATGCAGACTCCATTAAATTCTTAGCCGATGAGCTAAAGAAAAAAGGCGATATGTGGGGATATGCTAAACAAGCAGCAGTCCTATTGCCAGCAGAATATACAAAACCACAGTTTGCCGGTGGTATGCCAGATTATTTAATAAACGCTGTAGAACCTAAATTTGGTGTAGAAGAAACTCTTACACACTTTAGCAACAAGCCTGATTTAGATGTGCTAGATCCTACAAAATATGGGTCTGGCATCAAAGGACAAGAAGCAAGAAGGTTAGCTGAAACCATAAACCCTGTAACTGGCAGATCATATGCTTATAGAGGCGCAACAGAACAAGTAACACCAGAGCCAGGATTGGGTCGCTATCCGTATCAGATTCAAGTACCTGGACTATACGATATTACAAAAGATCCAGAGCAATTAGGACTTTTAGCAGCAACAAGAAATACTACAAGTTTTTTATCGCCATACAACAAGGGTTTATTAGATCCGCAACAGAGTTTGACAGACCTAGAAAGATTAACAAGAGAATATGGCTACAGAGGGCTATTAGACCCTACTAAAGCCATATTGTTTAATCCGACTGCAATTCGATAGCAGATAGTTCAGAATCTACATAGTGCTTGGCAATTTCATGCCAGTTTACAGTTCTGATTGCTGAGTTGATGATGTCGGCATAAAAGCCAGATTCTATATCTGGTGCAACATCAAGAAATAAGTTTTTAATGTAGTCAGCAACATGACAAGTAATATCGTCTGGGTCATCGTAGCTGCCAAACAAATCAGAAGTATGAAGTGCAATTGTTTCGGATAACCGCCAATCATTGTCAATCCAAAGATTAGCGTTCCAAGTTTCATAATTAGACCAACCATAATATTTACTCATTTGATTCTCCTTTTAAGTGAGTTTGTAGAATATCAGAAAGTTCTACATTTGTATATCACAAATCTGTTGTAGAATAGCAACATCATCAACCATCAACCCTTAGGGAATGGAATGGAAAACTCTACAGAAAACAATAATCTACAAGTTGAGCCAACTAATAAAGGTGGCGCACCTACAGGCAACCAGAATGGTAAGAAGGGAAAACTCTTTTACGATGCACTAAGAGTAGCCCTAGTACAAGAGGATCGAAAGAAACTCAGGAACATTACCGAGAAGTTAGTCAAGTCAGCAGAAGCCGGAGAGCCTTGGGCAATCAAGGAAGTCATGGACAGGATAGATGGTAAGCCTGTTAACACTACCGAACTAAGCAATGCAGAAGGTGGCATCTTTAAGATGGTGGTAGCTTGGGAGAAGTAGAGTACGCAGACGATGAGGTAAAACGAGTCGTTATCCCTTACAAGCCAAGAGAACCTCAGTTACAGATCCATGAGGCGATGGAGAATAATCGTTTCGTAGTGGTAGTGGCACACAGGCGCATGGGTAAGACAGTACAGGCTCTAAACGCGCTGATTAAAGCAGCGATGGAGAACGATAAGCCTAACCCTAGGTATGCGTATATCGCGCCGACATATAGCCAGGCAAAGAGAGTAGCTTGGGATTACCTTACAAACTTCTGTAGACCATTGGATGCAACAGCCAATATTGCGGAATTAAGAGTAGATTTTTACGGAAGGAGAATCCAGCTTTATGGCTCGGATAACCCAGACTCTTTGCGCGGACAATATTTCGACTCTGTAGTGCTAGACGAAATTGGCGATCAGAATCCTAAGATTTGGAACGAGATCATTAGACCGGCTCTTGCAGACAGAAAAGGGTCGTGCTTGTTTATCGGCACACCCAAGGGAAACAACCACTTCAAAGACTTGTTCGACAGAGCAGGCAAAGAAGAAGGATGGAGTGCATTACAGTTTAAGGCAAGCGAAACAAAGCTGCTAGATGAACAAGAGTTATGGTCTGCCAGAAAAGAAATGGGAGACGATAAGTACAATCAAGAGTTTGAGTGTAGTTTTAATGCAGCAGTAGAGGGGAGTTACTATGGAAAACTCATCAACGACCTCGAAGAAAAAGGTAGACTTTGCGACATTACGAGAGATGATCTCTGTAGAACTTATGTGGCTTGGGATTTGGGTATGGGTGATAGCACAGCGTTGTGGGTGGCACAAGCAACAGGACAAGAAGTAAGACTCCTAGACTATGTAGAAAATCATGGTCAAGGACTTGATTGGTATGTTAACTGGCTAAAAGACAATAAGTGGGAGAAAGCAGAACAACTCCTACCACACGATGTAGAAGTAAGAGAACTAGGCACAGGCAAGAGCAGATTGGAAGTGTTGAGAGAAGCTGGACTAGATGTTCGGGTTCTGCCAAGACTTTCTGTAGATGATGGTATTCAGG